CAATGCTACGTGCGATAGCATCAAGTGGATCTTCGGTCTTGAGATACTCTAATAAAAATCTGTTGTAATTAGTATCACGATTCCAGATATCAATGCTGATCTGTTCTTGCAATAACCAGTCTACATATCTGCTTGGATTCAATACAGTGGCTTCACTACAATAGTTACCGAACTTGACAAACGCTGTGTAATATGCGCTCTTAGCAAAGTCCATGTAATCTTTCTTTACTTTACGACTATGCTTAGTATAGAACTGAACAAATGCGCTAAATCCTATGCGATTGCCTTGCATATCTTTATTAAGCCAACGGCGTTTAGTTTCACAAAGATGTTTCAGCAGCGAGGTTTCCCTTATGAAAGTGCTGCCACAAAACTCACATTTGTGTTCAATCGCCGTATTGTTTTTCGTATTCTTCGATTTCATCGTCTGTGATAAAATTACTAAGTGCTTCAATATCTTCTACCTTTAATTCAGGAAACTTCTGTGCTAGATATACTTTCTTATGCTGTTGCTCTGTAAACAACATGCTGAACTCTGTTAATACCTCATCATCGCTTTTAGGATAAATCTTTTTATAATACTCTTTTATATCCTTGATCGATGCTTTTTCTTTTAGTTTGCTTACATTTTGTTTGATCTGCGGTATCCACTGATGAAACTGCTTGCTACCGAAACTGCTAGCACATAACATCAACCATTGTAACTTAGGATGCTTCTGCACATTCTCGTTAAACAAATATTTGTTAGCAAACTCGTTAGTGCTTAGTACATAATATTGCTGTAACTCAGTCTTGCCCTTGATTGCGCTAAGCCACATGATCATCATGAAGGGCACAAACTTCTTGCGCTGCTCTTCGCTCAATCTATCGTAATAATCATAATCTTTTCTATCCAATGCGGCAAGAACCTCGAATAAGTCGAGATCATGTCTTTCTAACTTTTCATCAACTGATTTCTTTGTTTTGTACATATTCTTCTACTATAGCACTATATCCCCATACTTTCAAGGCATATTCTTCCGCAAGTTCCTTTTCTTCAAACAATAATGGTTCAAGTTGAAACTTACCATCACCTTGGGTTACCCACAACCAATCATTGTACTCACCATGATGATCTAGTGCTAATGGAACTTTGATACCGTATTTCATTAAAACACCTGATTATAATCAACGATCTCACAGTTGCGGCTAATTTCTTTTACGAAAAAAACACAGCGTGGCTTAGGTCCATCGTCTATCGGCACACATAAGAATTGACCATTACGCAATCTAGGTGCATACCATGTCACATCATGGTAGATATCAACGATTTCAATAGGCAAAAAACTTGGACTAAAAGAACTCAATGGATTGAACTGAAATGCGCTGAACCCACGATCATTCAGGCTGCTTAAAGGCAATGTCTCAAGGTCTCCATGCTCTTTCTCGCCTATCAATATCTGCCAATCTAATGGCATCTTGATTTTCCTATCTCCTATCTGTAGCACTAATGCTGCTGCGTTGAAACTCTCAAGGAATATCAATGGAATATAGTGATAATCTACATTCTGAGGATTGCTATTATCAAGTATAGCAAAACGCAAATCATCGATTTCTTCAGGCAGCGTTTCTAGATTGTAATATGAATTTTCCAGTGTTAATATACGCATATTAATATTTTAATGTTTACCTCTTCAATAGTCAAGTTTTTCTAAAGTAAATGGATACTTTGCTTCTTTATAGTAAGCCTTTCGTTGCGTCAAATGTCGTTTGGCGAATTTACAATCACTAGTGATGTCCCAAATCTCTACATGATCTTTATCTTCTGCTTTGCGTATGCCTCGCCCAATACTTTGTATAACCCGGACAAAGCTTTTTCCGGGCTCAATAAGAACCAGATTAAAAATGCGAGGAATATTAATACCCACACTGGCCACACCATAAGTCGCCACAATAATCTTTTTACTACTAGTTTTAACTTCATCGTATTCTTCTTTTCTTTCCATGAGTTTTGTCTCACCGCTGATGAATGCAGCATCATCTAACCTTTCCATAAGTTCTCGACCTGCATTTACGCGGTCTACTAATACTAATGTATTTCCGCTATCCTTGACCTTATCGATCAATTGTGCGATCTTGTCTAATCGTTTTTCATCTTCAAGCAAATGTTTTAATTCGCTTTGATAGTTTGTGAACTCTAAGCCATCTTTTAACTGAACTATGTTAACATGACATTGAGCGAGAACTCCTTTCTCTTGTAACTCAGCAGCACTGAGTTTGCCAATCACAGGGCCCAGGCTTACAAGCAATGCTACTTGCTCGTATGTAGCCTTAGGTATAGTGCCAGTCAGTCCCCAGCGTATGGGTATTTGACTGAACGGACCAGTCAATAGTTGCTTAAGCGCATCGGCTTTGGCCATATGTACTTCATCAACCATTACACAAACAACATCTTCGATAAACTCTTTGATACTGACTTCTGCTTCGCCTGCTTTAGTATTCTTTAACATATTGTTAAGGCTTTGCCAAGTGCATATCGTATGCTGCTTGTTATATTCTTTCCTATCTCCAAAATACACACCAACATCTAAGCCTAGATTGATATAGTCTGCTTCAGTTTGCACTACAAGGCTTTTATTTGGAACGATCACTATGCTGCGTCCATAATGCTCAATGCTCTTTGATAGAGCCGCTGTCATTATAGTCTTACCTGCACCTGTGGCTACCTCTTGTATGCACTGCGGATTGGCTAAAAAGTTATTGATGATTTCTACTTGATAGTCACGCAATGTTATAGGCTCTCCTGCTTGCGTATGCCCTTTAGGCCATACCTTGTCATCAAACGAATTTACGGACACTTGAGCAAAACTAAAAGTAGTATGATACTCGCGCAAGTCTACTAAATCGATATCATAATCATATTCTTCTAGCACACTTACTACATCAGGAATCAAATTGATGTAAGTGCTACCTGCGAGGCTGCAATAACTGACCTTACCGTTCCATCTGCCGAGGCGCACTGCCGGAAGATACCTTGCGCCAGGAACCTCATGTTCAAACTTGCGCACCAATGCCCTGCGGCAATCTAGATCAAGGCCCTCGACTTTGCAGTTCACTTCATCTTTAATTATTATCTTTGCTTGTCTCATCTGACCTCCACGGGTCTTGAGTTTACTATTTGAATAAGTTTACTGATCTTTCTAGGATCTATTCCAAACGCAAGATTGCGTTCTGGGCTTGCTATGCGTTTAATCAATACTGTATCATCTGTTGCATTTACAGCAGTTATAATATTAATAGAATGCCTAATCAAATGATCTTTGATAGCCTTATCTATCAAATTAAGATGGCTATAGTTCTGTATAGTTGGCAAAATCGCATTCTTAATATTTAATTTCCCCAGATAGTCATCGCTCAAGAATTCGTCTATATCTAATTTTGTTATGTACTGGCTAGCAAAAACTTTAATAGGATCATCTTTGATGATTTCTTTATCTATAGATATGCCGTGTCTAGTCAACCTGTGTAATGTCGATGGATCATCGTTTAATTCGATGTCCTTGATTGCATGATATAGATTTTGATTTATATTGTTGATATAGTATTTACCCTCTCTAACGGTTAGAATGGGTACATTGGTACAGTCTTTTTCTTCAATTAGGTCACCTATCAATTTTTTGATATCAGCACTGATGTCCAATCGTTTGAAGAAATGCTTACAAGAATCATAGGCCAATCTCAGGCTATGTGTATAAAACTTGCTACGGTATATGCGCTCTTCCTTATTCCATATAAATGTATTATCCCTATGATCCCTGAATGTGCGCACGAAATTTGTATTGAAAGGAGTGCGCAAACAAATCTCATCGTTTTGTAGATAAAGTTTGGGTGTGAGATATTCGTTGCTACTATCAACGATAGGCACATCCCAAGTTAAATCATTTAATTTTTCTATATCGTGACCTAGTTTACGCAACTGCCTTTGATACTTTAATATCAATTTGTCGAAAAGTTTATTTTGATTTGAAGTGACCTGTTTTTTATCTTTGATGATATAGGTAAGATTATTAAAAAATCCATAATCTTTTTTACTTAGATGTACATGCCCTTTCATCATGTAATATAACAGGTGTTCTCTTTTCTGCATCATAATATTATAATATACTCTATGTAATTTTACAAATAAAAAGGAGAGAGGACCTTTCGGTCCTCTCTAGAAGCAAATCCTAGAGTGAGTTAGGTTCGCTTCATAACTGTATTTTCAGCAAGATTGCGCCAGTTATTCGGGCTGATCTTGACAAGATCCGCGATCTTTAGAGCCATACGCATACTCAACTCGCGCAACTTAGCCTTCTTGTCCCACATGAACTGTAACACTTGCTCACCTTCATCACTTTCGAAAAAGTAATCTCGGAACAGACCACCATCGGTGTCATTGTGAACCTGTTTGATACGCAACATCTTGTCACGCTCAGTATCAATAGTCAGATCCAAAAAGTGACAACGGCTCTGAAGTGCCTCGAGATGATCCTGCAATTTCTTGCTTCTAAGATGATCGAACTTGATGTTAGTGATAAAGATAGCCGAACCGTTGAAGTCGAAAGCATCAGGTATGCCTTCACGGCGCAACATGCTAGAATCACTATTCCAGTAAATTCGACGGCGCTTGCCGCTGTCTAGCGCAGCCTTGAGAATATTCAAAGCCAGATCATCCATCAACACGCTATCGCAATCGTCAAACACCAGTACGTGATTCTTGTCACTATGCTTAAACAATGTAGCATACAGACCCAATGCCGTCATAGCACCCTTGACGATCTCAAACTTAAGGGGCTTGCCTGCGATCTTGTCAAACATAGCAGCCTTCTCTAATTGCTGCTCGACACCAAAACTCTTGCCGACGCCCGGGGGACCGCTAACGATCATAGCGCGAATACCGCCCTTAGTAGTAGCAGCCGACATCTCATCAAGAATCGCAAATCGGGTACGAATGCGTTCGATAGCCTGTTCATCGGTCTCGACCTGCATATCGACTACTGGAGTCGCAACTGCCTGAGCAGGCTCGCCGCCTACAAACTCAAAATCGCTCATTGAGTCTACCTTAACCTTTACAGTATCGATAGCGATATCAAACTGACCCTCGTTACGAACTGTAACATAGTTGCCCTTCTTACCTGACTGGAAGCCCTTCACCAATTTGAATTCGGTGTTGACAACACTAGTGCCGCGATAAGACCCATTAAGGATACGCACAACTGACATAAATCTCACTCCGTCAATTAACTAAACAATATAACTATTATAGTGCCTTGCTGGACTAATGTCAAGCCTCAGCATCGACTTTATTCTGTAGTTCCATGAAAACCGCTTCACGAACCGCAGTATCGCTTGCTTCTTCAAAGCCGTCTAGGCAAGCCACATCATAAAGCATATCTACGACAGTTCTCCAATCAAGGTCTGCCCTCTTAGCAGTCTCGACCATTCCCCAGACTAGGGCATTGCCCTCATCTGTGAACATACCAAAATACTTAATTTTCATAGTTTTCGTCCGTTCGTTCATCATGTATGTATTATGCGCCCAATCTGTCCCAGAGTCAAGCCTTTTTCGCCACTTTTTTCACTTTTTTCCGTTGAAAAAAGGCGTTATAAATCAACAACTTACAACGCCTTAATGTTGTTAAAAAACAACAACTTACACAGGTTCTAAAAATCTAGTCGGATCTGCACAAATATCTACAATATTGAACATATGATTCCCTGTAAAAGGACCGTATGGCATATGGTCAGACTTTACCCGATATATCGGGCAAGGGGCAGTCCTCATTTTACTCTCGAACCAATTTTTTAAATCGGTATATGTAATACCACTTTTAGGATCAACCCATTCCCATGTCCAACGACCTACATTTATACTGGTATGAGCCTGCAAAGACTTACGACTATCTTCTAAATCCTCCATAAAGTCTGTAGGTCCATAATATAGATCACCAAATTGCTGTGCGCAGCCTGTATGACCTATATATGCCTTGATTCGTTTTTCTTCATGGGTAGTTCTACCCCAACCATCAAGATGTACAAACTCATCTGAGCCAAAGAACAACGGCACCTTATGTACAGTTTTGATTAGGTATATACCCGTTGTAAATTTGTCCAGTAGAGTAGTCATTACTTATACCGTTCTAAAATATAGTTTTCTAAAAAATCATAGATATCAGGCTTTGCTAAGATACCAGTCTCGGCAATTTCAAGCACTTGATGAGTACCACCATTACGCACATAAGCACGACATACAATGCCTGCTGGGACACTAAAGGGCGGGCTAGGAACATCTGCTAATGAACCGTGCTTGCTTTTATAATGACTGTCCCATGCCTTACCTGTCTGGGTCGAAAGATTCTTCATAGACCAAAACCCTTTATTTAAGGTACCCATGATTTCATCCATGAATTCACGGAAGCCTGGATCATTACGGTTTTTATAAACCTTAGTCTCAATGAATTCTTTATAGAAACTTTCAAAGAAACCATATTCAGTATTATGTATTGGTTCTTCTGGAAAATACAGATCATGTTCGGCAGTAATATGATCTAACACTTTTTCAGACCGCGTTATTACCGCGGCGATGTGAGTTGTAGATCCGGCTAAACCATCATTGTCTTTATCGCCCTTCTTTGTAAGGGTACAATTATTTTTTTCTATAGCCTTAACTTTAATATGGTTGGCCCATGCTTCGGGATCGTCTTCTTCGGTTTTGCCGTCAATACGGATCTTATATAGATCGTTACGAATCATAGTGTAATCATCAACATTGCGACGGCCCTTACCATTTACGAAAGTAAACAAGTCGCGGGCAAAACTACGATCAGAAGTTTCAACAAACCACACCGGAACCATAATTTCTTCGCCGGTCATATCAGCCCAAATCTGAGCCGCATACAAAACCATTTGAGCAGTTGTGTTATGCTGTCCATCACACGCATGATACTTTTCTATGCCCGGATCCTTAACAGCGAATACCGGGCTGATGCGCCAAGGATGAAAGTTGTCTAAAATTTCAAGCAAATGTTCAATAATGATATCTCGTTGAATATCAAGATCAATTACAACTAGGCTGATAGGTACCCATTTAAAATTGGGGCGATCAGACATTTTGAGTTTGCCCGCAAACTTCTTTTGAATCTTGCGTACAAGAGGTGCGAATCGCGGGTCCTTTTCGAGTTCCTTCACACGATCAGCAAATGAAATTTCATTGTGTACACCCTTGACACGCTTCATCTCATTTTTGGGATAAAGAATATTAGGGTCTCTTGATTTATGTTGCCAAATAAACTGAAACGCTTTATTAACAACTTTCTTTATAACACGCTTTACATTTCGATTAGTCACAATTTTACCTCTTAACTTAGCCATTACTGAAAATCTCCTCTAGATCCTCGTCACTATAAAAATAACCCTGGCCCGGCTCATGCTTGTTAGGCCCTAATTGGTCGAACGATTCGCCGTTATAGTATTTTGAGATAACCACCTTAAAATCACTATCTAGAAAATCTACTAACTCAACTCCGCCTACACGCCCATAGCCATCATAGGAGCCGCTAATGCGATCACCGTTCTTGAATAATACTACAACTCGGCTACTAAATGCATATGGTCCATTGCCAACTGCATAGATGTTCATCACAGGCTTCTGTGATTTGGCACATTGATAACTAAAGAATCCCATTTTATGCTTCAATCAAACTATAGATCCAAAGGCTTGAAATAAACATAGCAGCCAACACAAGCCTGCCTATGGCAGTAGCAAGAATAAATTCTAAAAATTTAGACATATCAACCCCAATCCTTCTTGTCGCCGTTACGCTCGTTGTCATCATAACCACGATTATACTCGGCAATCTGTTCCGTAGTCAACTCCGTGACTTCAGCACTAGTATATGTAGCACCTACAAAATAATGCGGGCGACGGGGACGGCCATAATAACTGTCTGCGCTACCACGATCATAAAGACCACCATGACGCTGTTCCATATCACTCTCCTAAGAGTATTAATAATATGTCTAGTGTAACGGATTGTGGGTGTAATGTCAAGCCTATAAAATATTGTTTAAAAACAACAACTTACGATGCCGTCGTTTATAAATATTGCTATGAATTTAAGGCCTGTAGAAATAAATTTGATATCAATGAAGTAAATTCTTGCCTTCATACATTTTTGTAATCTGGCTAGCGATTTGACTAAGTTCGATAGCCCTTTCAGCAACTTCAGTTTCAGTATTACTATACCATTCATCAAACTGGTTCTGTGCTACGCTAGCCCAAAGGTCCATTAGCAACATATAGTCATCTTTGCCAAATTCATCATATAGTTTAGATTCTACTGGGCCTAAATTTGCAATCAATTCAGGAAGCGTGTTAAATTTTTGTATCATCATTTATTCATCCTATCAATATATTTAGTAATCGCGCCCGTAATTATAGTTGTCAAGATTGTAAATTGTATCGCGGAAAGATGATATGCCATCACATATTGTATATGGTTCATCATTTATTTTAAGTTTTATGAATGTAGAATTATAAACATATACATCAACATTTAAACCGCTATAACAAAATCTAATGCAGATAAAGGGGCAATAGCCATGTTGCCGGTATGTCTGCACATTTGAAAATAACTTTGATTTTTTGTTATGAAGGAAGGCCAATATCATTGATACTGTTCTTTCGTTCATTGTAGTGACCATTTCTCTAATTTATAATACTCTTTATGGTCTTTGCTCATTTCATAGTATCTTCCCTTGACATTGATATTTGTATTATTATTGATATAATTGTCTAACAATGGAAGTAACGGATTATTGATATCTATAGTAAACATCACTTTATTTAGTGACTGGTCTTCGAACCAATACTCTATATGATTTATAAACTTGCGTATATTCTCAATCCTCTTTATAAAATTCAACCTGCGGAATAAATTACTAGTCATATCTATTTGTCTAGTGTTTTTAAAATAACTAGTCTTAAATATACTATCAATAGATTTATCATAGTCATAAAAATATGGAAGCCTGTAAACAAGACCATACATGCTCTCAAGAACTTTATTCCCATCGCTATTTAAAAATTTATGTAAATCTTTGCGAAAGTCAGTAAATTCATGGCCCTTCAACATCAATACTACCAGTTTATCATTATAGTATTTGCGGATATTTTCAGATTTTTTCCTATCTAGATCAGTGATTAATGTTATATCAAAGGTATCCAAGCAGCGAGTAAATCTAGCTTTTATAGGGCTATTTACTGTCAATCGTTGTATGCAACAACTGATTGTCAATATGTCTTCACCAAAAAACTTTAGGACATCTTTTTTCTTTGTTTCATGTAACTGAAGCAAAATTTCGTCCAAAGTTTTCGTTGAGATTTTATGTACCGATGCTACTGAACTAGTTCCCATTTTTAACTCACTGTAACGTCTTCCATGCCGGCTGTGCGTAGCCGCACGATGTGACCCAATTGCCATTGCTTGCTATCAAGACCTTTCATGATACCAAGCCATTTGTTTCTTAGTAATGCTACTTCGTTAATCAATACTTCAAAATCTATAACTTCATCTTCGCCGTCGGTATACTTCTCAGCATCACGGCTTGTCAAGGCTCTATTATACCCTTCTAAATACTTTTGAAAATACTTTCTGCGTAGTTTGCGCAGTTGGATATTAAGATAGTTTAACACAGCCTCAATCTCTTGTAATTGATTAAAACGTTGTTCTGTTATACCGGGTAGATTAGAGATGTTTTTCTCTACTTTTCCGCCTACCCGGCAATCCCATTTTGCTTGTTCTAACTCTGCTTCAAAATGACCTATGAAGTCAGGGATAGCAGACAGATCCGATGTTATCTTGGTATACCAATTCATCTATCACCATTCATCGTCTTCGCTGTCTTCATCCTCTTCGTATTCGTCTTCTTCATATTCTTCTTCGAATTGACTATTGTAGTCACGCAGCGCCTGCATCACTTGTGTGTCTCTACGAAATGCTTCTTTAATTTCTGCAGGCTCAAAATCATTTTCAATCAATATATTCACTAGTGCTTCGGCAGCATCCGGATGATTAGATCCGTCAATCTCAAACTTCAAAGCGCGCCAAACCTCAGCAACGATATTAATACTCATTGTCTTTATTCCTCCACGACAGAATTCGTATTACTTATCTTTGGCTGTTTATTTTGATATTCATACATTACTTTGTCGAGGCATCCGTCTTCATTACTTTCCCAGCCTTTACGGAAGAACTTTATGATCTCACCGTCATTGGTCGTGTATGATAAACGATTGCCTTCTTTAGTCAATAGATTGGCTTTCTCAAATAAATCAAGCAAGCCGCTATATGGATTCATGCCAGTCTCATAAGGAATCTTAACTTGAACGCTTTCAAATGGCTTTGCGTATCGTGTTTTCATGACCTTACAAGCACTGCGAATACCACGCACTTCGGTAATCTTGTTACCTTCATCATCTTCTTTGAGTTTAAGTTTCTTCATAGCGACAACGATACTTGACGCATAGATGAAGCCTTGACCACCGCTGATCTTGTCATCTGGGTCGAACATATCTTGTGATGCATATGTATGATTTGTGGCTACAAGTCCAACATTATGACTACCAAACATGTTCACACAGTTACGAACAAGAGCAGTCAATGCTTTGGGCTTGCGACCCATGTCACCCTTCATATCACCTGCTTCAAACTGATTGACATCAGTTGGAGTCAACAACATACCAAGGCTATCAACTATGAACAATACCTTGGGCTTATCCTCTGCTGGCAATGTCTTATAGTTCTTCATAAACTCGCTAATAGTTTTAGCAACATCGTCAATCATTGCCATATTGAGTTTTAATAACTTATCTTCACTAGTATCAACATCAAGCGCCTTTAGCCAAGTTTCATCTAATGCATTTTCTGTATCAACTAATACAACGAAAATGCCCTGCTGTTGAGCATGCCT